ATAATTATTAGCTTAACCAGTAGAGCAGAGTATACCTTGTGAGTATATCAATATTATAAAATTAATTTTAGAATACATTGAATTTCAATGTAAACTAATTCTAAATGTGAAGTCCCTTTTAACCGGAAGGGATAACGGTCTCCACTATGCTTATTTCTTCTTTACAAAAGAAAGTCTTCTTTTCTTTACTCTACCTATTCTATCTCTCTTAATCTGTTTGAACACAGATTTCGAATAGTCAGAATAGGGGGTACAAAGAGTTCTAAGAACCTTTTTAGCTGTTAATATAACAGGAAAAAGATCCTCAGAATTATCTCTCTTAGTATTTCTGATTTCAGAAATTACTTGGAAAGGTTTAGGTAAGTAAACCCCTGACATTCATCTATAGAAAAGAATAGAACTGTTCAAGATTCTATTCCCAGGCTTTTTAGGCCTGTCTATCATGAATGGAGTTGCTTTAACCTTACCCTCTTTATACCATTCATACTGTAATTTAGAATAATATCATCATCTTTTAATTTTATGGATGACCTTATCTCAAGATAGAAGGAATAAATCCTTTTTTCTTAAGTAAGGGAACCCAATAAGAATATAAAGAATGAAAATAATTATAATAAATACAGATATGGAGAAAGAAACGATGATCATCTTAAGCAGAAATAATCCCATAGTTACGGCTACGGTTGTCGAAGAAAGTACGGCCATGTATTTTATATTAGCACCTTGAGCCTTTAATTTCTTAGAAGTTCAAATCATTGGACTTCTAATAAACTTAAAGAACTTCGAGATGTTAATAAGGGAACTTATGAAAAAGTTCCAGGTCACACTAAATTGAGTCGATGTAAACTTATTATAATAATAAGTGGTTACATCAACAAAATTTAGACCAATAGATTGAAGGAATTCTTTAAAAAGAGTCTCCATAGATTTAACATCTAGGTTATCTTTTGAAAGGTTCCAGAAACCTGATTGGGGACCCAAAATACCAAATAACCATGCTCATTGGGCCATTCCCTTTTTATTGAAGGAATGTTCCAAGAGTTTAGTTAATACTTTCAACTCCAAGTTATAAAATTTAAAATATTCTTTCTTAATCATGTCTGATATAAGAACCGGGATAAAGGCTGGTGATCTTAAGGTTTGTAAGATAGCTTTTGCTCCGATCGGTGATAAATTTATCCCCGTCAGAGTGTAAAGTACCTTAGCAAATTCAATAAGACAACCAGAGAATCCTTTAATGGGATTCACCTCAACCCCTAGAACATTTTGCATATTATACTTGTAATTAGCTGAAATGATTTTGTTAGCAATAACTATATCATCACCTAGTACACCGTATACTCCCGAATTAGGAAGGATTTTAATCCCACCTTGTAAGGCAGATAAATATACTAAGAAATGGTTCGTTAAGGCCAACATCGCAAAGGATGAATAAGCACCCATAGGTTGACCCACTGAGTAAGAGAATGGCTTATTAGTACCGTTATTATAGTAATAATAGTATCTATTAAGTATTCCTTTTCAGTGTTCTCCGGGTACTCCCAAACTGCTAAGGATATCAGCCTGTAAATCTACAGGAAGTCTATCAGTAGCAGCAGAGAGATCCAGAGAATCAACACTAGAGGTTACCTTAAGATCTAAACTCTGGATTACTAATTTCACTGGTCCAAGCTGATTATTTGTTCCATCCTCGGGTAAAGACCCTAGGAAAGAATAAATCTCATCATGGAGAGGTTTAAACAGAATCTGAGTCCAGTAATCGGTTATACCGATTACTCTAGCCTTACCTCTCATCTCTTTCACTATCGACAATCTTCCGAGGACAAAGAAATCTTTGTTCAAGAAAGAAACGATAACAAAAGGTGAAAGTAA